GGAATTGACTTACCACAATAACTTTCAATTATGTTACGACATACTGAGTAAGTGGCACAAGGCAAAACCCACAAAAGAAATGGTTGCCGTACACAAGGCGTTTACAGAGATAAGCATATACGTTATGCATATGCAACAACGCCAACGTCAATACGACCAGCAGATTTCAGAATGGCGTGCTAGTCGTAATCGTGCTATCCTAAGGGCTAGAGAAGCCGAAGATGAGTTACAAACACTAAAATCTAAGAGAATATGAGAAAAGAAACCACAGACCTAACAATGTGGGGTGTCAAGTTTATCGTAGACTATTATTACGATAAGGGCGAACCAATGGTAATGTATTACCCTGACGGCTCAGGACACCCTGGTAGTCCACCAGACGTAGAAATAGACGGCATATATGCTGAGGGAAGCGAAGAAGAACTACACGACGCTTTAAATGATAACCTAGTAGAACAAATAAGAGAGAAAATAATAGAGAGTTATGAGTAGAATAAAAGCAGAGAACATAAAAAAAGTCCGTGAAATATACGAGTTTATACAAAACGACTTAGGTATTACGGCACACAAGGGCGAAGTAGGCGACTTTGATAGACGAACTAGAAACGGAAATAGATTTCCACATAGAACTAGACGGCAACGAATATCGCTTTATAGACGCTTCCGAAATAGATGACATAGCGGTAGAGGAAATAAAAGAAGTAGTCAATGACTGCTATCTAAACGGAACCGACTTAGATAAGTTATGGTGGATAGAGATAGATTGGGAAAAGACCGCAGACAACTGCATTTCAGCAGACGGGTACGGGCATCACTTTTCTAGTTACGACGGCTCAGAAGAACAAGAACGTCTGTTAGATACAGATTGGTATATATTCAGAACAAATTAAAAACAACAATATGAAAGAAACATTTATTTTAAGAACATCAGAATTATGGACAAGCAGAGGTGTTGTACACATCAGAACGATAGGGTACGACCAAGACGAAGAAACGTATATAGAATACGACGCTCAGGCATTGTTAGATGACATACCCAGCTTATACAGAATGGCGAAACAAGCTATCGAGCAACAAAACGAATACGAAACAAAGAAATTCGTAGATTTTAGAAATCAACTAAAAGAAGATTACAAAGGTAAAAGAGGACGTAAAAGACAATAATATGAAAGAGTTTAAACAATTAGAAACGGGCGTGTGGACACACACAGATAAAAGAGGTAAAGTACACGTGTACACCCCCTCAGAATTAGAAACGTACTTACAAAGCAGTATATGGTTGCGTAAGATCAAAAGTTGGTTAGGGATATGCGTATAACTATATTAGACTACAGCGACGGGAATGTATATCATTACCCGTACACCGAAAGCAAGACGTTAACCGCAGAGGATTTTGTAATCGCTCAAGGCCACAACCTTAGTAACGTAGAATATATGACTCACAAAACACCCGTAATTTATGGAAAGTAAAACAATAAAACTACTAGACGGCTCTATCCACGACAGACAAGAGTTAATCGACAATGCGTACTCAGATGACTTTTACTACAATTATTTAGGCAAGACGGCGTTATCAAGCTCGACTTGTAAGCTACTGCTGGATAGTCCTAAGACGTATCATTACGTAACTAAGTACGGGCAAAAGAGTAGTCAGGCCTTGCGGTCAGGCTGGTTGTTTCACACAATGATATTAGAACCCGAGAAGATAGATGAATGCGTGTTTGTAAACGTACAATCTAAAAACACTAAAGCGTATAAGGAAGCTAAGGCGTACCACGACCAAGTGTTCACGATAAAAGAAAAGCAAGATGCAGAACGTCTTGTGGACGCATTCCACAGAAACGACCACACGGCTAAGTATTTAACAGACGCTAGGTTTGAGATACCTAGTGTGGGTCTTATAGACGGAATACCTTTTCGTGGAAAAGCAGATGTGTTACAAACAAAAGGTGGTTTGGTAGATCTAAAAACGACTACCGACATAAAGAACTTCCAAATTAGCGCACAAAAATATAAATATCACGTTCAAGTTTATATATATTGCAACTTGTTTAATGTTGATTATAAAGATTTTACCTTTGTGTGTATCGACAAAAACAACTTAGACATAGGTATATTTAAATGCTCAGAAGAATTTTACGAGCGTGGACGTGATGAAACGCACCAAGCGATAGAATTATACAACAAGTTTTTTTTAACACCTGCGGACATAAATAGTTATGTTTACGAGGGGACATTATAATATTATGGAACGGAATTTAGAAAACGAAATATCAAAACGTGTTATAGAAGTTTTAGGGATAGACCTATTTAAGAATACTCGAAAACGAGAATACTCAGACGGCAGAGTCTTACTCGTTAAAATACTACACGATAGTTTTAATATGGGTTGGTCTGATATAGCAAAATACTTTACCGAGAAAGGTAAACCCGTAAAGTCCCACGCTTCAATAATACATTTGCACAAACAATTCCCAGTAGTCGAAGCAAACAATTTAGCCGTAAGACGAGCGCATTTGATTTTACAAGGCGAATATGTTTCGATTAGCGAAAGGACGGAACTCGCACAAAGAATTATGAAAATAAAAAGCACACAAGACTATGAGGTGGTAGAGAAAATCTTTGACACACTAAATATTTGACAATACGATAAAATTTGTTTATATTGCGTTACAATGATAAAGCCAATAAACTATAAAGACCTTAAGATATAACGACACAAGCCAAAAAGTCAGGGGTTAACTATCTTCCTGAGTGTCAGTTTTTAGGGTATTTCATAGGTAATAACATTGTAGGTACAGTCGGCTGGACAAAGAATAAAAATAAGTATGTTCTAAGAAACGCTTTCGTATTGCCTGAGTACAGAGGACAACGTATATATGAAAAGCTACATAGGGAACGACTAAAAGTTATCGAGCAAGAAGCTGGTAACGGAACGGTAATAGAATTAAGATGCACGAGAATGTCCTATCAATTACACAAACGCTTAGGTGCTACACCTATAAAATCATATAAAAATTACTTACATTTAGAATATTATATTTAATGGCATACAAAATAGTAGAATTTGACGACACCTTTCCCGAACACGATACGCTTACAGAAAGCGAAGTGTTAGAATGGATTGACAAACAAAAGTGGAAGTTTAGTAGTAATTACGCAAAGAAAGGACTTCCGCATAGTTATCTTTTAGAAAAGAATTACAAAGCGAACAGACGCAAATATTATTCAGTCGTTGCGTGGTTGCTGAAAAACGGAAACCGAGAAAGGTTCTTCCGTGTAGAATTCATATACTTTTATTACAACGACCATAAATACTTTATCGCTTCGACTAAAGAAAGTCGATACGGCGTAATAAACAAAGCACCTATAAAAAAATGAAAGTAGGAATAGTAACAATCCCTAACAAACGGGACGCATACCTATACCCTTTAATAGATGTACTAGAGGAAAGCGGTTGCGAGGTTACTTTGTTTGTGGACTATCGTAGGTTAGGACACGCTTGGAACTTACAACGTGCCTTAGAGGGTATGTTAGATGACGCTAAGAAAGACGAGCCAATACTCATTACAATGGACGACGTTATCACGAAACCGCAATGGATAGATGATTGGCGTAAAATACACTCAGAAACAAAAACAGACCTTTATTCATTATTTACTAGAAGACCACACCTAAAAAAATTTGCTTCGCAAGGGTTTTATAAAGGAGTAGTAAAACGAGGTTTTTACGACCACGCAAGTATTTACATAAACCAACAAGGACTAAACAAACGTGTGCAAGATTGGTTACAAAAAGAGGGTAAGGAGTTTATACCTGAGAAACGAAGAAATCACTATGACGTGTGCGTACAAGATTATTTTGTATATCACAATATAGAATGGACAACCCCCGTCCCGTGCTTATTTGAGCATATAGGGGACGTAAGCACCTTAGGGCATAATGTAGGAAAAGCAATATCATATAAGTATGAAAATATATAAAAACGACAATGTCTATGACGCTGCGCTAAAACGCATAAATTATTTATTCGATGAATTCGATAACGTGGTTGTCGGGTTTTCGGGTGGTAAAGATAGCACGTGCGTATTAAACCTAGCTTTAAAGGTTGCTGAGGAACGCAATAGGCTTCCGCTAAAAGTTATGTTTTTAGACCAAGAAGCAGAATGGCAGAATGTTATTGATTACGTCCGAGAGGTTATGTCAGACCCACGTATCGAGCCAATGTGGTTTCAAGTGCCTATTAGGTTGTTTAATGCAACGAGCAACACAGACCATTGGTTAGAATGCTGGAACCCGAAAGATGAGGAAAATTGGATGCGACCTAAAGAAGATTACGCTTACAAAGAAAATATATACGGAACGGATAGGTTTTTCGATATGTTCCAAGCCATTTTCGAGCATCACTTTAAAGACACTAAAGCGTGTTACTTAGCTGGTGTTAGGACAGAGGAAAGTCCAGCACGTTTTTTAGCGGTAACCTCAGACGCTACATATAAGTATTTGACGTTCGGGAAACGATTAAATAGAAGTATGAACCACTACACGTTTTATCCTATATACGATTGGAGTTTTACAGACGTGTGGAAAGCGATACACGACAACGGCTGGAAGTACACTAAAATATACGACTATCAGTATATGCACGGCATCAACATAAAATCAATGCGAGTGTCTAACTTACACCACGAAACCGCCGTTGAAAGCCTTTACTACTTAGAAGAAATCGAAAAGGAAACGTGGAACAAGCTTACAAAGAGATTGTCGGGTATCAATACTGCTGGAAAACTTGGGCGTGAAAACTTTCTCAAGATCAAAGAACTACCTTTTATGTTTAGAGATTGGATTGAATACCGAGACCACCTAGTAGACAACCTTGTAACAAACGAGAAGCACCGAGCTAAATTCAAAAAGCGTTTCGATAAAATGGACGCAAAATACGATATGGAGTTTCATAAAGACAAACTGACACGAGTACAAATAAACTCTATCCTAGCAAATGACTTTGAGTTTACAAAGCTTACAAATTGGGAAAGACACCCTGACGTAGATACTTGGCGTAAGTGGAAACGTGGAATAACGAACAAATATACAGACACAAATAAATATATAAATGGTTGAATTAGGAATAGAAAAATTACAAGGCGAAGAACGGCTCGATAAAATAGAGCAAATAATGGATTACCTATTTGACGTACACCCACTAAGGACGCAACCCGTTGCACGAGTTCGTTGGGTTGACATCAATAAAGTAACCGCTAACGACTATAACCCCAATAGTGTTGCACGAGTAGAAATGAAACTCTTATACACTTCTATTGCACACGACGGCTATACACAACCTATCGTAACGGTTTATGATGAAGAAAAAGATAAGTACGTAATCGTGGACGGCTTCCACAGATACCTGACGTGCAAAACAAATAATGATATTCTAGAACGTAACTTAGGACGGCTCCCTATCGTTGTAATAGAAAAGGATATAAACGATAGAATGGCATCAACTGTACGGCACAACCGAGCAAGAGGCAAACACTCAATAGACGGAATGTCAAGTATGGTATTTGATATGCTGGATAACGGCTGGAAAGACGAAGACATCTGTAACGAGTTAGGAATGGAAGCTGAGGAACTGATACGATTAAAACACATAACGGGGTTCAGTAAATTATTTAAAGACGTAGAATACAAAAAGTCGTGGGAAACAAAACATCAATTACAAATCAAAAAAGAATTTAAGAATGAAAATCCAAACGAAGAAATTATCTAGCATTAAACCTTATTGGCGAAACGCAAGAAAGAATGACAGAACGATTGACGCATTGAAGCAGTCGATTAAAAAGTACGGGTACAATCAACCAATATCAATAGACAACGAGGGTGTAATAATTACGGGACACGCAAGATACAAGGCACTTATGCAATTAGGGTATGACGAAATAAACGTAATTGTAGTAGACCACTTATCCGACAAAAAGGTAAAAGAGTATAGGATAGCAGACAACAAGACGCACGAACTAACATTGTGGAACAATGAAGACCTTGTGTTAGAGATGCGAGAAATAGACAATGTAGAAGATATGCAAGCCTACTTCCCTAACATCAATTTGAATAATTGGCTAGAGGATAGCGTAGGTTTTAACATAAACGATATGTCCCCTGAGGACTATAAGAATAAAGAGGATAAAATGAATAATCAAATGACAAACATTAACCAAAGCCATTTAGACCAAACGGTAGACGTGATGTGTCCGCATTGTATGGAAGAATTCGCTTTAAAAAAATCTGACATCTTATGACAAAATCTGACACTAAAAAAGGAGTAATGATACAAGCCTTAGAAAGTAGCTTAGGTGTCGTATCGGTTGCGTGTAACAAAGCAGAGATAAGCCGAGAAACACATTATCGCTGGTATAAGGAAGACCCTGATTATAAATCGTCAGTAGACAACGTGAAAAACATTTGTTTGGACTTCGTGGAAAGTAAGTTATTTGAACAGATACGAGAAAACAATACGACCTCAACCATATTCTATCTTAAAACACAAGGTAAGAATAGAGGGTATATTGAACGACAAGAATTTGACTTAGGAACTGAAAACCACTTTAGAATAGAAATAATAGAAAGTGAAGACAATACAGACTAACGTAGTATGTAAGCATCTTATAAACTCAGACAAGCGTATAATAATCGAGCAAGGCGGTACACGCTCAGGCAAGACGTATAATATTCTTCTGTGGGTTATCTTTTATTATTCACTACAAAACACGGGCAAGACCATAACCGTATGCCGTAAGACCTTTCCAGCTTTACGTACATCTGCAATGCGTGATTTCTTTGATATACTTAAAACACACGGCTTGTACTCAGAAACGTTTCACAATAAGTCAAGTGGGGAATACATACTAAACGGGAATAGAGTAGAGTTTATTTCTTTAGACCAGCCACAAAAGGTACGTGGGCGCAAAAGGGACTTACTATTTATAAACGAGGCAAACGAATTGTTTTGGGAGGATTGGCAACAGCTTGTGTTTAGAACAACGGGACGTATTATTTTAGACTACAACCCGTCAGACGAATTCCATTGGATATACGAAAAGGTTAAAACACGGGAAGACGCTGAGTTTCATATTACGACATATAAAGACAATCACTTTCTACCTGACACGATTATAGATGAAATAGAACGCCTAAGAGATACAGACGAAAACTATTGGCGTGTGTATGGTTTAGGGGAAGTAGGAAAGAGTTTAGCCACGATCTTTAATGTGTCGCTCATAGACCAAGTTCCTGATTACGCAAGGCACTTAGGGTATGGTATGGACTTCGGGTACACTAACGACCCCAGCACACTTATAAGTATATTTATCCACGACACGAATATGTACGTACACGAAAAGATATATCGTACGGGTATGACAAATAGAGATATAGCAAACGAGTTACAACGCTTAGGCGTGGGTAGGCGAGAGGAAATATATGCTGATAGTGCAGAACCGAAAAGTATAGATGAAATATATCGTATGGGTTGGAATATAAAACCAGCTGCTAAAGGACGGGATAGCATAAACATAGGAATAGATATGCTTAAACGATATAACATATTTGTTACAAAGCAATCCACTAACACCCTAAAGGAATTCCGAAACTACAAATGGAAAGAGGATAAGAATGGTCTTGTGCTTAACACACCCGTAGATATGTTCAATCACTCAATCGACGCAATCCGTTACCTAGTATTTAATAAACTCAGTAAACCTAATTACGGGAAATATGCTCTTAGGTAATGACGGAACAAGAAATGATTTCGTTCTTAGAAGCCTACATAATAAAAAAGAGGAACGTACGTGTAAGGATATCGCTTCCTCAAAACCCAAGACAACATCTACTGCTGGTTAAAGCGTACGAATACGCTAAAAATAACTACTAACAAATTTGGTAGATACGTTAATTATTTGTATATTACAGAGTAATGAGTAGGCAGATAAGTAAGACCGAAAGTCGTAGCTAAACGAAATATAGCCGTCGTGGGTAATCCAATTCCTCGAATAGACGTAAAACTCAAAATAGGGTTGGTTCACTAAATAATAGAGAAATGGAAACAAAAGTAAAAACAGAAAAGTACCCAGACGTAAACCTCAAAAAATGGGAAAGCGTAAACGTCCTAAGGCTCAACACGGCAGGTGATTTCGGTAAGCTAGAAGCAATGATGTCGCACATATCTGATATGGCTAAGATAGTTCGAGATGACAATGACCTAAACCCTTGGGACAAAGACCGACTAAATACGATAGTCGAAAAAGCCGATACGGCAGAGGAAATGCTAATATCTATGTTTAAGCGTCTAAACTACACAGTAAGCTCATACGAACTATGAGAACACAATTAACAGACCTACAAGACGAGGAACGCAAAGTATATACCGAGCTTATTGCAATGGCAAGGGACGGGAAACACAGAACGCTAGATTATCAGAAACTAGCTTTAAGACACGAAGAATTAAAAAACCTAATACACAATTTACAATGGATATAACACAAGAGGAATTTATAAGATACGAAATCGTAAGAGAAGAAGGACACTACAATATGTTCGATAGCCGAGCGATAGCTAAAACGAGAATACCGAGAGATAGGTATATACATCTAATATCTAATTATGATAAATACGCAAGAAAATGGAGTTAATAAGTAATTGTTGCGGTGCGCCACCTCTTTGGGAAACGGACTTATGTTCCGACTGTAAGGAACACGCAATGTTTGGGTACATAGACGAAGACGAATAGAACACGTACATTTTAGCACCCGTCTACATCAGACATATCAAGCCGATTAAACGTCGGCTTTTTTAATTTTGTAAAATCATTTAAATTTACGTTAAAACATAAAGGGCAAAGTATGAAAACAAAGAAACTTAAAATAACAATTCCGTCATCAATGTCGGAAGTTAGTCTTGGACGCTATCAAGATTTCGTAAGAGCAACAGACGACGAAGCACTTACAGACGAAGAAATAGCAATACAAATGATGAAGTCGTTCTTAGATATAGAACAAAGCGACACGCTCAAAATGACTTTAGAAAGTATGACTAAGATTTCTGAGAAACTTGCTGAGGTGTTAGCCGAAAAGCCTACACTCATACAGAGGTTTAAAATGGGGGACACCGAGTTTGGTTTTGTACCTAAACTAGATGATATGACCTTTGGGGAATACATAGACCTAGACACATACATTTCGGATTGGGACACAATGCACAACGCTATGGCAGTATTGTTTAGACCCGTTAAACTTAAAAAGGGTAACAAATACACTCTTTACGATTACGAGGGCGATTTATACCAAGACGCAATGAAGAATATGCCTTTATCCGCTTGTATGGGTGCGCTTATTTTTTTTTATCGTTTAGAGAACGAGTTAAGAAGAACTATCCAGACCTATTCAAAGGAGGAGGGGAAGCAAATAACTTCGGGAAAAAGTGGGGTTGGTATCAGTCAATCTATCAAATAGCACAAGGCGACATAACAAAATACGAGAAGATCAGTAAACTAAACTTTCACGAATGCCTTATGTATATAGAATTTGAGAAAGACAAAATGGAAGCAGAACGATTAAATATAAAAAACAAATTTGAATGAGCGCACTTAGAAACGTATATGACGTTCTCGAAAACCTTAGAGACGAACTATTAAAACACCCACTTTGCAAGACTGTAACAACGGGGGATATATTCGAAGTCGATTTGAGCAAACAGACGATATTCCCATTGTCGCACATCACTATAAATAGCGCACAAATAAAAGACCACACCATTACTTTTAGCGTTTCCGTTATGGCTATGGATATTGTGGATATTTCTAAAGAGAAAACTAAAGACATCTTTTACGGGAACAATAACGAAATAGATATATTAAATAGCCAACAAGCCGTGCTTAATCACTTAGGGGAAGAATTACGCAGAGGTACGTTAGAAAGAAACCTTTTCGTATTAGAGGGGGATATATCGTGTGAACCGTTTTACGAGAAGTCAGAAAATATGTTAGCTGGTTGGGTCGGTACATTTTCGGTCGTTACTAAAAACAACATCTATATATGTTAAAACAAACCGAAGCATTATTAAACCAATTCGGCTTAGACGTAATTAGCGAAGCACGAGCAAAAGCACCAAGCACGTCAGGTGCGTTAGCTGGTAGCCTAGATTACGAAATAATAATATCAGGAGATGAGATAGTCGTAAACTTTAAAAGTGCGCCTTACGGCAAATTTCAAGACCAAGGGGTACAAGGTAAAGACCCGTCTAAAATAAAAGGCGGTTTTCAGAAAGCACCAATGTCCCCGTTTAAGTTTGGTTCGGGTAGTGGAAAAGGTAGCCTAAGAGGGAGTATTGACAAGTGGGTGGTGCGTAAGGGTCTGGACAACGTCAGGGACGCTAAGGGACGCTTTATTCCACGTAAGAGTATGGTATATCTTATATCAAGGTCTATCTACTTCACGGGAATAAGACCGACACTATTTTTCACAAAGCCATTTGAACGGGAAAACAAGAAATTAAGACGTGCGCTCGAAAAGGCACTTATGGAAGATTACGAAAACGAGATTAAAATAAAAATTGAAGGGGATAATATAATAGTTAAATAATGGCAGACAAAAGGTATTTACGAAGTACAATAAACTTATACGCTAACTTAGGTGCGGTTGCGCCTATACCTGACGGGTATGTTCTGTTGGAATTATATATAAATGGTTCTTCAACACCTTTATACGTTGTAAGAAAAAATGCAGTAGAACAACCTAACGGAAATATAGAAATATACGAAGCTAGTTTCGAGGTAGGGGAATTGTTTAGTGATTATATAGATGTCGAATTCGACGGGAATTACACCAATCAGGCGTTACAATGTCAGGCGTTAATTAAATTCTTCTTTTCAGACAATACAGAATACACGGCAGCAAGAGGTACTTTTGACTTTTATGGAGTAGACGGGTACACGTATTTTCAAGAGGGTACACAGATAGTTACGGGTACACCACCAGCAATTACAACACGCACTTTATACGTTCCAGAAAACACGACGGGATATGTACCTACGTTCTCAGCAACGGGTTTTGCATATAACTCTTTTAGCGCAACCGCAACAACCAAGACCATAAACGGCGTTACGTGGAAGATCATAAGAGAGTGTACGCCAAAATACGAACCTTACAAAATAACATTTGTAAACAGATACGGCGCATTAGAAGATATATGGTTTACGCTTGTAAGACGAAATAGTTCTCAGGCAAAATCAGAGGTGTTTAAAAGAAACATTGTGAAAGCGGACGGGACTTACGACACGTACCAGCACCAAACAAAAACATTTAATCACACGGGTACAGATAGTTTCGTGATGAACACCCCGTATGTAGACCAAACCTTTAACGATACATACCAAGAATTACTTCTCAGTAAGAAAATATGGATAACCGAAAACGGACAAGTCCTACCCGTAATACTAGAAACCAAATCACTAGACTTAAAGCAACACGTAGTAGATAGACTTATACAATACGAAATAGGCTTTAAATACGCATTCGATAAAATAAACAAGGTTCGATGATTGAAATGCAATTGTACATACAAGACCAAAGGGTAGATGTATTCTCAGACGAAAGTGTTACGCTTAAGGATAGCATACAAAACGTAAGGGATATAGAAAAGGTCTTTACGTCTTTTAGTCAATCGTTTAACTTACCAGCTTCTAAAACGAACAATAAGATATTTAAGCATTATTACAATTTTAACTTAGAAGCAGATTTCTCTTTTGACGCAAGGGTTAAGACCAAAGCGTATATTGAGTTAAACAAAATGCCTTTTCGGGACGGCTATATTAAACTAGAGGGTGTGGACTTAAAGAACAATATTCCGTCTTCATATAGAGTAACGTTCTTTGGCGAAATAGTAAAACTAAAAGACGCAATCGGGGAAAGCAAACTATCCGACCTTTTGAACTTTGGTAGTTTTGAATATAGCGCAAATCAAATAATCAATATGCTACAACGTGACCCTAACTCAGCATCTAACTTTGATTTCGTAGTTCCTTTAATAACACACACACAACGACTTTACTATGATAGCGGACAAACGGCAGACCAAACGGGTAACCTCGCAACGTCTAGTGGTTTACACGGGGTTAAATGGAACAACCTAAAACCAGCAATAAGGGTAAATAGAATTATAGAAGCGATTGAAGACACCTTTCCGCAATTACAATTTACAGACGATTTTTTTAAAAATGAAAACGTACCCGAAATGGATAAGTTGTTTTTATGGCTATCTAGAAAATCAGGTGCGGTCGAAAACCTAAGCGGTGACTTTGAAACACTTACTATTGTCGAATTCCCTAGCGCAACTTCTTCTGGCAATGTTTTTACAAGTAATTACGGGGGTTGTTATTTAAACCCTCCTTATACTTGGCAATACGTAACTGATTGGGACTTTATTTTATATACTAGTGGTGGTCCATATATTGCTGAGGTGCGAACTTTTTACGGGCAACTTCTTTACGAAAGTCCTGAAACAAGCGGAAACCTAGTTATCGAAAAAAGCGACTTAAACATAACCACCACTAGTCTTGTAGGTATGAGCTTGTACATTAGAACAACGCAATCCGTTACGTTTTCAAATATTAAGTGGCACGCAGATTATTACCAACCAAGCTATCCGAATGCCGCATATGACTATATAAATGTAAACACGGGTCAATTGGTTACGGGGACAGAGTTTTTATTTGACGTTGCAAAACAAATGCCTGACATAACGGTTTTAGATTTCCTGAGCGGATTGTTTAAAATGTTTAACCTAACGGCTTTTGTGCAAACTGACGGGAAGATCAAAGTGGAAAGGCTTAACGACTTCTACAATGACAACCCTACATATAGGGACATTACGCAATACGTTGGTATAGAAAAATCTAGCGTAAACGCTGCCCTACCTTACAGACAAGTAAAATTCGAGTTTGCAGACACGAAAAGCTTTTTAGCTAATAAGTACGGGGAAATAAACAATAAGGCGTGGGGGTTACTAGAATACAATAATCAGCAAAACGACCTATCAGGTTCCCTATATAAAATAACCGCACCTTTCGGACATTTTTTATACGAGAGATTAAATGACGCTAACACGGGTGGTCAAATAGAAATACAATGGGGTTGGTCGGTAGATAAAAGCCAACAAGCACAATTACCTAAACCCCTTTTGTTTTACCCTTTAAGAGCAGACGACACGCCACAGATAAAAATAGCAGACGAAGTTGTTGAAGATGAAATCATAAGCGTTGTTACTAGAACACCTAAGTCAATGCCTTTTAACCATTACGCCTTAGACCCAGCAAACGGGGACTTTCAGTTAAACTTTTCAAACGAGGTTAGCGAATGGACACGGCAGACAAACTTTACGGAAACGCTATTCTCAGCATATCAAAAATACATATTAAGCATATTTAACCCTAAACAAAGGCTTACCAAAGTAGAAGTGATGCTTCCGTTAGCCGTTCTTTTGCAGATAAAAATGAACGATAGGATAATTATAAGCGGAAACCATTACAAAATAAACACCCTAACCACAAATTTAAAAACGGGTAAGAGCGAACTAGAATTATTAAACGATTACTTTATAGAAGAATGATAAAATATATTATAGAAAATATCGGACAAGCGAAAGGCGAAACGGAAAACATAAGAATAGCGCAAGGTAAATACAAATTATCCACTTCGCTAAAAGACGGCTTTAACGAACTTAAAAGAGAGGTATTATGGCGTTCGAAATAATAGGCGAATTTGTTGTAAAAGGCACTAAAAAAGCGAAACAAGAATTTGATAGCGTAACAAGTTCTGTGGGTAAACTAAATAAGGAATTAGATAGTAACCGAGAAGCAACGAAATTACTAGACGCAGCGACGGGTGGTGTTAGTACGCAAGTATTAAACTTTAAAGACAAAATGATTGGCGGTTTTACGGCAGTCAAAAACCTAACTAAAGGAATGAAGCTTCTAAAGGTCGCTATGATTTCTTCGGGTATTGGTGCTTTAGTCGTTATCCTTGCTGGAATTGCTGCGAATTGGGAAACGATTACAAACTATATGAATGGCGCAAGTTTAGAAGCGCAGAAACAAGTAGCCTTAACAAACGAAATAGCGGAAGCAGAACAAGATAAATTAGACTCACTTAACGGGCAAGACAACATACTTCGTATGCAAGGAAAGTCCGAAAAAGAAATACTAGAACTCAAGGCTGCACAAACCAAAGAAACGATTAACGCCTTAGAAGCGTCTATTCTAGCACAAGAAGAAGTTAAAAGGCAACAAGTAGAAACTGCTGAGCGTAATCAGAAAATACTTTCGGGTCTGCTTAAATTTGTATCAGTACCGCTAACAACTATTTTAGCAGCGTACGATTACATCACGGGCAAAAACTCAATGAAGATATTTGATGACGCTGCAAGTCTTATATTTGACCCCGAAGAAACTGCTGGTAAAGCCGACGAAGCTCTTGAAAAAACGCAGAAAGACCTTGACCGCTTAAAAAACTCTTACGCTGGTTATCAGTTATCAATTAAAAAAATAGATGATGACGCTGCCGAAAAGATAGCAAACGAAGAAGCGGATAAACAAGCAAAGATAGACGCAAAAGCAGAAAGCGATAGACAAAAGGTTATAGCGGATAAAAAAGCCACCTTAGATGCGTTGGAAGCGTTAGAAGAAGAATATATGAATTCTCAACTAACTAAACAACAACAAGAGGAAAACGCCGTGTCCGATAAGTATTTTAACTTAATCGAAAAAGCAAAGTCATACGGAATGGACACGACTATGCTTGAAGAAGCACGTCAATCCGAGTTAGATGCAATAGACACCAAGTACACAAACGAAAAAAAGAAACGTGATGAAATGGTCGAAAAGGCTAAACTCAATATGGTTAAAGACTCGTTTGGACAATTAGCTAATATCTTAGGTAAAAATAGTGCTGCTGGAAAATCGGCTGCAATCGCACAAGCCACGATAAATACCTATCAAGGTGTTACGGAAGTATGGAGTACCAAATCGGCATTACCTGAACCATTTGCTACAATACAAAAAATAGTATCGACCGCAACTGTTCTAGCTTCGGGGTTACAAACCGTTCAGAAGATAAAATCAGTCCCGAAACCGCAAGGAGTAAAAGGCGGTGGTGGTGGCTCTAGCGGTGGCGGTGGTGGAAGACCACAAGCACCATCGTTTAATATAGTCGGTGGTAGTAGTACAAACGCATTAGCGGAAACAATAGCAGAGGCTTCTAACAAACCTAGTAGGTCGTATGTGGTATCGTCAGACGTTAGTACGGCTCAGGAACTAGAACGCAAAACTGTTGCAGACGCAAGTATTTAACAAAAGAACAAATTAACACGTTAGAATAATATGAAGATAGTCGAATTAGTCATAGACGAAACAGACGATTACGCTGGAATAGACGCTATTAGTATCGTAGAACACCCAGCAATCGAGGAAGATTTTGTCGCTTTAAAAGACCAAAGAGAAATTAAGCTACAAGCGATAGACGAAGATAAACGTTTGTTGTCGGGTGCTTTACTCGTTCCAAACAAAACGATATACCGAAAGGACGGGGAAGATGAATACTACATTTACTTTACAAAGGCGACTGTACGAAAAGCTTCCGAAATGTTTCTTATGTCAGGTAGTCAAAACAATTCAACATACGAACACGCTATTCCACTAAAGGGGTTGTCGCTAGTAGAAAGCTGGATAATAGAAGACAAGAAGAACGACAAGTCAAATATGTACGGAATGGACTTACCCTTAGGGACGTGGTTCGGGACAATGAAAGTAAACAACGAACAAGTATGGCAAGAGTTTGTCAAAACGGGTGCCGTCAAAGGTTTTTCAATCGAGGGGTATTTTGCTGAAAAGGCGAAGCTATCCGAAAGACAAGAACATATCGAAGCTGGTTTAAAACTATTAAAGATCAAAGAGATGCTTTTGCAGAACGAGGTCGAATTAGAAAGCTACAACGACTATCCTGAGAGTGCGTCTAACAACGCCAAAAAGGCTATAAAGTATAAAGAAGAAAACGGGTCATCTTGCGGAACTCAAGTCGGGTGGACAAGGGCGAGACAACTCGCTAACAAAGAAAAGATTAGCCGTGACACGATTGCCCGTATGGCTTCTTTTAAAAGACACCAGCAAAATAAGGACGTACCCTATGACGAGGGTTGCGGTGGCATTATGTGGGACGCTTGGGGCGGTGCTTCGGGTGTAAATTGGGCAATTAGTAAACTCAAAAGTATAGACAATGAGAAAAAATAAACGCAAAGGAGTAACGAGCAGAACACGGGGGTTTCAAACGCCGTCATTTTCTAGTCCCTATAACGGAAAGCGTGGTTGTTTATGTTGGGATAAAAACACTTATAGTAGTGAATGTTGCGACGGGACACTTAGAGCGCAAGGGATTGGTAGAATTCGTAAAGTATAAAATGCAAAATAATATTAACACACGTTAAAATAGTAACTATGAACACAATTAAAGCAGTATTAAGTCGGTTAGACAAGAATAAAGTAGAATTGTCTTTGGCAAGCGAAGCCGAAGCTATGTATGATAAGTTATCTCAGGAAGTAACGGGTATTGCGTCAGATAGCTACCCCGTATATGCAGACGACACGGTTTTTGCACAACTCGTAGATGCTTATTACGAGATTACAGAACAAATTCTTGACACCTTATCTCAATACGACTTAGATGAAACGTATCAAAACGCAAAAACATTATCTGCGTCAGGCGATGCTTTAGTTCAAGAAGCGGTCGATTTAAAAATTAAACTGCAAGATCAGGCAAACGAACTAGGTGTAGACCCTACGACTATTGAAGCATACGCACTTTTAGAACGAGGTATTAAAGATGCTGAGGAAAGTATGAAATACGTAAACTCGCCTTGGGAAGAAGCTTACAACAAATTAAAGGACATTTCATTTACAAACTTATAATATGAATATCTTAACAAACAGAATACTAAAACGATACGGGTTAAAATCAGAACGAACTGAATTATCTTTAGCAGACAACGTATTAAGTACGCTTGTAGAATTGCGACCTTACCTAAAACAATCTAAAGAGTTAATGGAAGACGCAAGCGGTGTGCACGAAGAATGGATGCGAATGACAGACGACTTAGCTAGTTTAAGTCAAGACATAATCGAATTAGCAGATAGAATTATGCAAGTCGGTGATGTAGATTTTGTTGCACAAGAAGTTAGTATCGCCTTAGAACGATATAAAGACGCTGCTAATGAATTAGGCGTTGAAGAATACCCTACTCAAATACAAGAAGCAGAAGACGCTCTCGACGAATATTCGAGTGGCGGTTTTAACGAATGGTTATACTCAGAGGGTTCTAAAATAGAAGAAGCTTCTAACGTAGCAAACAAATACTTACCTTAATAATTAAATAAATATGAACACGAAAGAAATGTTATCACAAATTAAGTCGTTGCTAAACGCTAAAGTAAATCTAGCGACAATGACTTTAGAAAACGGGACTACAATTGAAGCCGAAAGCTTTGATGCTGGTCAATCCGTTTTTATCGTAACCGAAGATGAAAAGGTGGCGTTGCCCGTAGGCGATTACACTTTGGAAGACGGGAAAATTCTTGTCGTAGCAGAGGAAGGCGTTATTGCTGAAATCAAAGACGCTATGGAAGAAGAAGAAGAAGAAGAAATGGAAGACGACAAAAAAGAAGATGAAAAGGTCGAAGCTGAGGAGGTTGTCGTAGAAGACATACCAGCCGAAATTCAACCTGAGGTCGAGGCTATCGTTGAGGCGGTTGTAGAGGTCATAGCACCAGCAATCGAAGAAGTGAAAGCAGAGGTCGAAAAACTTAAAGAAAAGTACGGCGAAGTAAAAGAGGACAAAAAAGAAGAAATGTCTGCGCAACCAAGCCGTAAACCTTTAAAACACAATCCAGAAGCGAAAACACAAAAGAAATTAAACAAGTTCTCTCATAACAGACCAATGAGTACGTTAGATAGAGTATTAAATAAATTAAGTAAATAAATAAAAAATGGCAAATAGTTTAAACACACCGATTACTACTACCTATGCTGGAGAGTTCGCTGGCGAATATATCGCTGCAGCACTCCTTTCAGGCGTAACGCTTGACAATGGCGGTATCACTGTAAAACCTAATGTAAAATACAAAGAGGTTATTAAGACACTTACATCTACTGACTTAGTAGCTGACGCTGGTTGCGACTTTGACGCAACGGCAGACGCTATTACACTAGCAGAGCGTATTATCCAACCAAAAGAACTTCAAGTAAACCTTGAATTATGTAAGCAAGATTTCCGTTCCGATTGGGAAGCGGTCGCTATGGGTTACTCAGCTTTTGACAACCTACCACCTAAATTCTCTGACTTTTTACTAGCGCACGTAGCTGCAAAAGTAGCCGAAAGAACAGAGCAAAATATTTGGAATGGTGATGACGGCTCAGTAGCTGGAGATTTTGACGGACTTTTAACACAAGCCTTAGCCGTTGGTTCTGGAGTACCTGCTGGACAACAATTAACTGCTGGAACGGTTACCGCTGCAAACGTAATTGATGAACTAGGTAAGATCGTAGACGCTATTCCTAGCACTATCTATGGTAAAGACGACCTACATATCTATATTTCACAGAACATTGCAAGAGCGTATGTACGTGCGTTAGGAGGCTTCGGCTCTATCGCTAACAACGCTGGTGCAAATGGTGTAGATAACAAAGGTACATTATGGTACGGAATGGGTCAAGACCTAGCATTTGACGGCGTTAAGTTATTCGTAGCAAACGGACTTAACGACAACCAAGCTATGGCTGCTCAAAAAGGAAACCTATACTTTGGTACGGGTCTTTTGGCTGATAGCAACGAAGTTAAGTTGTTAGATATGGCAGACATTGACGGAAGTCAGAACGTTCGTGTAGTAATGCGTTATACGGCTGGAACACAATTCGGAATTGGTTCTGAAATCGTAACTTATTCGTAAGTAATAAATTTATAATCACATAAAGGGGTGGGTAAGCCGATATTGTGCCTACCTACCCTTTTTTAATACAAATAATTATGCCTTGTACTATAACAAAAAACAGAGCTTTACCTTGCCGAGATAGTATCGGTGGTGTAAAGAACGTCTATTTCGCTGATTACGGCGAACTGACAGAGGGAACGGGGTTTGCAGTCGATTCAGACGGCGTTATTACTTCTTGGGCTACCGCAGATAGTCCCGACTTTTTTAAATACGAAGTAAAAAATAGTTCTTCACTAGAACAAGCCGTTACCGCTTCAACTGAAAACGGAACCCTATACTACGAACAGACTATTACAATGGTTTTACCAAAACTTAGCGCACAATCACACCAACAAGTGAACGATTTGGCTAAAGGTAGACCTCACGTTGTAATAGAAGACAACAACGGAAACTTTTTACTAGCTGGACTTAAATTCGGTGCAAACGTAACGGGGGGAACTATCTCAACGGGAACTGCAATGGGGGATATGTCAGGCTATAACCTTACTATTACGGGAATGGAACCACTACCAGCTTATTTTGTAACACCTACTTTGGTTACATCTAACTTAGGTACGGGGGAAATTAGCGACATATAGTTTTTTTCTTATTATTGTTGATTTTAAAGGGGGTCGTATTGTTCGACCTCTTTTTTTTTTACACAAAATTCGCATTTAATACGTTACAATAGCAAAAGCAAGAAGTGTATATATTAAAACCTATTACGTCTTTACAAGATATTTCGTTTTTAAGTAGAAACGACGCCGTTGTTACTGCCGAAGTTTGTTTTCGGGACGACAGTACTAACGAAACTATTTGCAGACGGCTTCCTAGTTTAGTATGGAACTTTAATGAGGATAATTGGGAAGAAGCAGATTACCAATGGCAAGACGATGTTGGGGTAGATGCGCCAATTGAAACTAACGATTTTAACGTTATGCGTTTTGAATTCTCAGACTACCCCGATTTTCTTACAGAGGGACATTTTTACGACATTGAAGTAAAGAATTACGATAGTCAAGAGGTATATTTTAAGGATAGGGTATTTGTTACGGCGCAGACCATAGACCAAACCGAGAATAAGTATTACGAAATAAGCAAAGGCGACTATAAAACACCTCCTGAAACAGACGACGATTTTAAGAAACGAAATGATTACATTATACTATGAGTAAATATAGATTTGTACAATTAAACACGTATACCACACCCCAAATAAAGGAGGTTAAAAACCAAGACTTTATCGAGTACGGGGAGGATAACCAATACTTTCAGTATTTAATAGACAGATACAACGGGAGTGCTACAAATAACGCTATCATAAACGGAATATCAGCTATGATCTTCGGAAAGGGTTTAGATGCAACGGATAGCAATAAACAACCTGAAGAATACGCAAAGATGAAATCTCTTTTTTCAGACGATTGCGTAAAGAAACTTGCAGCCGACCTTAAACTTATGGGACAATGCTCGTATCAGGTTATATACAACAAAGGAAGAACGGAAGTAGCGCAAGTAGAACACTTTCCCGTAGAAACGCTAAGAGCAGAAAAATGTAACGAGGACGGCGAAATTGAAGCGTATTACTACTTCCACGATTGGAGTGAATACCAAAAAAACGACGTATTAACTAGAATACCAGCTTTTGGATATAGCAAAGAAGAAATAGAAATCGTTTATATTAAACCTTATCGTGCTGGTTTTCAGTATTATAGTCCCGTTGATTATCAAGGTGGTTTACAATACGCAGAATTAGAAGAAGAAATAGCCAACTACCACTTAAACAACATTATGAACGGACTTGCGCCGTCTATGATGATTAACTTTAATAATGGTATTCCTGAGGAAGAAACACAATCGCTTATCGAACAAAAGATACGTGATAAATTTTCGGGAAGCAGTAACGCTGGTAGGTTTATTCTTGCGTTTAATGACGGTGCAGAGCAACAAGGCAATATAGAACCCGTACAATTATCTGACGCACACCAACAATACGAGTTTCTTTCGAGCGAAAGTATGCAGAAGCTTATGGTTGCACACCGAGTAATCAGTCCTATGTTATTAGGCATTAAAGACAATACGGGACTTGGAAACAACGCAGATGAATTAGAAACCGCAAGTACGTTAATGGATAATACGGTTATACGACCATTCCAGAACCTTTTGATAGAGAGTTTTAACGACGTTTTAGCTTATAACAACGTATCTCTTAAGTTGTACTTTAAAACACTTCAACCATTAGAGTTTGTAGACCTTGAAAACGCTATGACTAAAGAACAAGTCGAAGAAGAAACGGGTCAAAAACTATCTTTAGCGGTTCAAATAGACGGGCGAACCGCATACGAAACAATAGAAGAAGCGGAAGCAGTCGCTAAAGAAATGGGTTGTAGCGGATATCACGAACACGAAGAAAACGGCTTTATGTATTATATGCCTTGCGAAAGCCACGACTTAAAAAAGCCTTGCTGGGACGGGTACGAACAAATAGGCACGAAGATAAAGGACGGGAAAGAAGTACCTAATTGCGTACCTATGTCAGAAGCAGACAAGTTACGGGAACAACTTATAGAAGAATTAACGGGGATTGAAGAAGAAGATTTGTCGGCTTACGCTATTGTAGACGAAAGACCCTCTAACGATTTTGACAACAATTTAATTAACTCTTTAAATTTAGCAAGCGTAGTATCATCTTCGCCAAGAAAAAAGAGCGAACAAGACACAAGTTTATTTAAAGTACGATATGTGTACACAACGGGTGGTGGAAGCACGTCAAGTAAGTCAAGAGATTTTTGCTCGAAAATGATGTCTGCTAGTAAGGTTTATCGTAAAGAGGACTTAGACAAAGAGAGTGATGCAAATAGCGAACTTGCGCCAAAAGGTGCTTCAACGTACAATATCTTTTTATATAAGGGTGGAGTGAATTGTAAGCACTATTGGATGCGCAGAGTATATATCAGAAAGAATAATCGTAAAATTAGTGTTAGCGAAGCTAGAAGACTAATTAACGAACTAGACCCGTCTTTAAGGTCAGAAGCTAAATTCGAGGTAAACCCACCTGAGGTTGCACAAATCGCTTCTGCAAGGAATAATTATTGGCGTAAAAATTAAATTATGACGGGACTATTTATTACAAGAACAGACTTATCTAAGAATACAATCCTTAACGGGAATGTAGATACGGACAAATTTATTCAGTTTATTAAGATTGCACAACAGATGCATATTCAGAATTACTTGGGTACGCAGTTATACGACAAAATAGAAAAGGACGTGATTGACGGGACGTTGTCAGGCGATTATTTAGACCTTGTACAAGACTATATACAACCTATGCTTATACACTTTGCAATGGTTGATTATTTGCCGTTTGCGTCTTACGAGGTTAAAAACGGGGGGTTGTTTAAACACAGAACAGAAACTTCCGATAGCGTTACAAAAGACGAAATGGACTTTTTAACTCAGAAACACAGAAACTTTGCAGATTTTTATACAAGACGTTTTATCGACTATATGTCGTTTAATTCGCAATCTAAGTTTCCTGAGTATTGGAACAATGTAAATTCGGATATGTACCCTGATAGGGAAGCAAACTTTGTCGGTTGGGTATTATGAAAGAATATATTATAAAAAAAGAAAATGTTAAAAAACTTATTGCGTACCTAAAAAAGACGCAACAAAAACCAAAGTCGAATGAACACAAATGATTGGGGAATAGTTTATTGCAAAATGGAAACCAACGAGGCTTGGGGGGACATTGACAATATAATTACAATAAAGAATGAAAGTGCGCCCGACTGCTTAGTGCCAGCGATAGAATGCGGTGCTGGTGCAATTCAGGGGAACGTAACATTCCCAACGATATACAATATAAATTTAGGGGACGCAACGGGACTTGTCACACTCACGTTTGACGCTTACGGCATACCTGACAAGTTTATTGTTCGATATGACGGCGTTGAGGTTATCAATACGGGTTATAGAGGGGACTTAATTAGACAAGCTGAATTAGACGCTGAGTTAATATCTAGAGGCTTACCCACCGAAACGATTATTGCGCCACCAAATGGAACTGCAACATTTAATAAAACTACAAACACGGCAACGGCACAACTTATTGTGTACGCACCTCTAACAAATACGGGTTGGATAGCGACTTTATCGTGTCCCGTTTAAAATATAAAATATGGCAACTTTAACAAACACTAAAATTAAAGACACTTATCAATCGTTAATCAAAACGGAAGATAATCTTGAAATCACGGGCGAAGTAGAATTGACTGACGGGATAGGCACTCTTACGGGTGTTAAAATATCTAATGACGGGTCGCTTAAATCGACTACATTAGAAACTTCGGGTCAAGCTACCGCAAACTCTTTAAGTGTTACAGACACAAGTACTCTTTCGGGTGCGGTTACAATCGAGAGTGAAGCGTCTATGTCGAGCAATAAAATAACAAACGTTTTAGACCCTACCGAAGATCAAGACGCTGCAACTAAAAAGTATGTAGATGACAAAATTACTGCTGAGGACTTAGATTTCTCAGGAAACTCAGGAGCGGGTGATGTAGACTTAGATAGCGAAACATTTGAAATAAAAGGCTCTAACGGTATATTTACAAACGCAATTGATAATGTACTAATTGTAAGCGGTAGTGCCTTAGAAGCGGCTATAAATAGCAATACGGCAGATATATCGACTAATACGGGGGATATATCCACGAATGCAACGGGTATATCGGACAACGCTACCAATATAGCTACAAACGCTGCCGATATTATCTTAAACGAGGTCGCTATTTCTGGAAACACGTCTAACATAACGACAAACGCAAATAACATTGCGACTAACACAAGTAACATATCCACTAACACGGGTAACATACAAACTAACACGACAGACATTGCGTCAAATACCTCTGATATAGCGACAAATACATCAGGTATTTCTACTAACGTAACTAATATTTCCACAAACACGGCAAACATATCGACTAATACGTCAGACATTTCAACAAACGCTGGAAACATTGAAACCAACGAAGAAGACATAAGTGCAAACTCTGGGGATATAGCCACGAACCAAACTAATATTTCGACTAACACAACTGATATAGGTACGAACGCAACAAATATTGCAACGAATTCCTCTGGTATTGCTACAAATGTATCTGGAATATCGACTAATGCGACCGATATAAGCACGAATACAACCAATATATCGACTAACACGTCGAACATATCTACAAATACTACAAACATAACTACCAACACTGGTAATATAGCAACCAATGTTACAGATATTGCGCAAAATGCTTCGGACATAGCAAATAAGGTTTCTAAGTCAGGGGACACTATGACGGGCGCATTGACAGTAAACGCAAAATTCACGGCAAATGACGTAGACAAACACGCGCCGAGCGTTGTTTATGACTCGGACGCTGGGCAAGTTTTAAAGAACGAAGACAGCGAGACTAGCAATAGGCTTAGGGTCAGTATACCCTACGGCGGTTAACTATCCTTTGTGGGTGCAAGGTCGTAAAAACGACGACACCGCAAGGAATATTTGTTTGCAGCCCGTAGACGGCAGCGTACAAATAGGAGTAGACAACTTTAATGGCGACAAAGGCTCTTTAGCTACTGGTTATGAAAATGAAATAAACGGCAAATTTTCGTTTGCAACTGGTAAAAAAAACGTTTTAGGTACAAGCGAGGTTACGGTAGCCATAGGTAGGTTAAACGAAGTTAATGGTTTAGCTAGTACGGCTATCGGTAGTAACAATACAGTAACAAAAAAAAACACAGTCGTTATAGGTAGTGGCAACACCGCAAATAATGAAAATAATTATATTTTAGGCTTTTCGAATACTACTGAACAAGCACAAGGTATAGCCGTTGGTAGGTTTAATAACTTAGACAGTGCAAAAATTGTTTCAGTCGGACACAATAATACATCAAGCGGTACTACAGACAACGCTACGTCTTTTGGTTATCTAAATGAGAGCCTACACTCAAATAGCCATTTATTTGGACAAGGATTAGAGAGCTCTCAAGCAAAAGAGATTATAATAGGTAAATTTAACGCACCGCCGAGCAACCCAACTGGCACAGGCACAAGGAACGCAAATGTAATTATAGGCGTAGGGACTGGGGAATTTGCTGGCGCAACTATGAATGCAGTAGAGTATTACGGTTTTAATGACGGCAGTATGCAAGTTATACATAAGGCTTTATACAATGCTAATAGTTACGCAAACGACACCGACGCTAGCGCTGGTGGCGTACCGCTAGGCGGACTGTACAGACATAATAACGACGTAAAAATTAGAATGACTTAATTATGGACGCAACAAGTTTAAAAATATATAGTTTTAACCTTACCGCTATGACGTTAAGTTCTCTTGACGCAATAGAAGACGGGTTAAAGATATTGCTTTTGATTGTTTCGATAGGATATACAATTCAGAAGTGGTACGAAGCAAGAAAAAAATAATAGGTTGTAGCTTATGTTCAGAAGAATTCTATCACGGCTCAGAATACCGAGTACATTGGCTAAAAGAACATTTAGAGTACGCCTTAAAGTATGCGAAAAATAAACAAAATAATAATACATTGCACGGCAACGCCTGAGGGTCGAGAGGTAACGACAGATGACTTATACAAATGGCACGTGAAAGAACGTGGCTGGAAAGACATTGGTTATCATTTCTTTATCGACTTACAAGGGTGTGTACACGAGTGCCGTCCTATCGAGCAGACGGGTGCGCATACAAAAGGTCAAAATTGGGATAGTATAGGAATTGCTTATGCTGGTGGAATGTCGAAAGATATGTCCGAACCCGAAGACACAAGAACAGAGGGTCAAAAAGACGCAATGTTTGACTTGTTACTAAGACTTGTAGAAGCCTATCGAGGTGTACATATATACGGGCATTGTGATTTTAGCAGTAAGGCGTGTCCGAGTTTTAACGCAAAAGAAGAATATCAAAATCTAAGTTACTATTTTTAATATGGAATTATCTTTTATTATATTGTTTCCTAAGTCCTTTTTATTTGGAATAGGATATATGGCACCAGAAAAGAATTTTGAATACGAAGAAATTAACGTCTATTTAGGAATTATACAAATACAATACCGTTTCAATAATGAACAAAATAATACAATGGTTTAGTAAGGGCGTTATAGGCGAAATAGGTAAGGTCATAGACAATCTATTCACTTCTGAGGAAGAACGATTAAAAGCCAAAAACGAGATATTTAAAGTTCTACAAGAACAACAACTAGAATTACAAAAGCTACAAACGGAAATAATTGTGTCCGAAGCGAATGGTAATTGGTTACAAAGGTCTTGGAGGCCTATCCTGATGTTAGCGTTCGGGTTTATCGTGATATACGTTAAGTTTGTTGCACCACTATTTGACCTTAGAATACCCGAACTAGAAAACGAGTTTTGGAATTTACTACAATTAGGTATCGGTGGTTACGTTATAGGACGTAGTGCTGAGAAAATAGCTAGTAAGATAACCCTTAAGTAATTAACTTTAAGCTTGACATTGTCAAATATATTTACTAACTTGGCTAAACGAAGTCAATAAGACCAAAACCAATAAGGGCGTTTGACGTAGTACAATACGCCAAAGTACTAATCTTTTAACACTTACGCAATGAAGTTCGATTTGAAAATAGAGTATTTAGGGAAGAAAGAGAGTAAGCACGACGCTGATAAAGATATGTATCACTTGTCTTTTAAGACGTATAATGCAGAAATACAAGGAAAGTTTGAAAGAAGTGAAATACGACACTTAATACAAATACTTGATAATGCAGTAGTGTGAAGAAGCTATCCCGTTCCAAGATCATAAGTCGATTAGACACGGAGTTTTCTAGGTATATAAGGACTAGAAAGTCTGTTAATGGTTATTCTAAATGCTATACTTGTGGAAAAGTAGACCATTGGAAGAAGCTACAAGCTGGACACTTCCAAAGCCGTAAACACTATTCGACACGTTGGGACGAAATAAACGTACAAGTACAATGTGCTGGTTGCAACATATTTAAGTCGGGGGAACAGTTTATGTTCGCTAAACAACTCGATATGGAATACGGGTCAGGCGTTGCAGACGAATTATATCACAAGGCGCATCTTACTCAGAAGTTTACAACCCGTGAACTATTAGACCTCTTAGAACATTATAAAAGTATCAATAAGGCTAGTGGTTTAATATAAATTACTTACCTTAGCATAACTCTTGGGTCATACCCATATTTCTCTATTGAATGCGCCGTCTAGTACGGCGTTTTCTTTTACCAATAATTTTGTAATTGTCAATTATATTACGTATCTTACACGTAAGTAATAGGGAATTATGAATGAGATAGATTATTTAAGAGCAAGAGTAGAAGCCTTAGAAGCCGAAAACATACGGCTCACAAATGAAATCGAAATTCTTTCCGCTAGAAACGAAGTGCTAAGCAACGACTTAGCGTATTTATTTATTTAATATATATAATTATGATGACAGGAAAAGTCAAATCAGTACAAGCAACGGGACAATGGAACAATATGAATAAGTTCCAAGTCACGATAGAGGACGGACAGTCCTTTACATTTTTCGCTAAGGGCGAATTTAAGAAGAATGTCGGTGACGACATAAAGTTCGAGGTTACGAACGCAGAATATGGCAACGCCAAACTTGTTAGAGAAAACAACTTTAACAATACGGGCGGTGGTAATTTCAACGGGCAATACAAAAGCGGTGGTAAAGACCAGCTAATTATACGCCAAACGTGTATAAAGGCATCTGCTGAGTTTAACGCTCAAAGAAACGTGGACAGTAATCAAATAATTGCAGACGCACAGAACTTTGTAAATTGGATAAACAATGGATAAGCAAAACGAAACTCAGTTTGTTGAGAGTATTTGGTGTAAAGAGGGTAAGTACGATTTTATCGTTGCGAACCTAAATGTAAACGCTAAGGGGTTGGTCGAGTTTTTTAAAGAGAACGCCGAAACAATTAAAGCCAACAATGGTTACATCACAATCGAATTACTACGAGCAAAAAGCGATAGGTCTAAAATCTATGCTAAGCATACGCCTTGGACACCGAAACCAAAGGTGGACGCAAAAGAGCATATGCCAGACCGAATGGCAGATAAGGAACCCGTAGTAGAAAAAGAAACGGAAGATGATTTACCGTTTTAATCAGTTATTGTTTAATAAGAACGAGAGGGTTTGCATAGCTTACCCTCTTTTTTTATCTTTAAGTAAAATAGAGAAATATGTTAATAAACTACCAAGAGCAAGTAAACCACCTCAAAAAAATACGACGGGGGGAAATCGTAGAGGGGTTAGGACTAGATATGTCTGAAATAGACAACCACATACGTTTCAAAGAGGGTGCCTTTAATATATGCTTAGGACACGCAAACGTAGGTAAAACCACAACACTATTATACCTTATGTTATGTTACTCAGTAGCGCATAAGAAAAGGTGGGTTGTGTTTTCCTCAGAAAACGAGCCTTACGGAATTATACGTAAACTAGTCGAATTCCTTGCACAGAAACCATTAAACCAAATACCCGAAGATAAGTTTGCCGAATATCAATCGTGGGTAAACGACCATTTTAAGTTTGTAAGCAACGAGCAGATGTACACGTATAAGGACATTCTAAGGTTAGCCAACGACATAAAGGACGCTTGGGACTATCACGGCTTACTAATTGACCCGTACAACTCACTTATAAAAGACCACGAACTAATGAAGTCGGTAGGGGGACACGAGTACGATTATCAGGCTTGTACAGAAATTAGAATGTTTTGCAAAAAACGTAAGATAACAACGTGGCTAAATACACACGCAAACACACAAGCGTTAAGGTGGAAGCACTCTGCTGGACACGAGTACTGCGGTTATCCAATACCACCAATGGCATCAGATGTCGAGGGCGGTGGTAAATTCGTAAACCGAGCAGATGATTTTATCGTTATACACAGATATACTCAGCACCCGTCAGAGTGGATGTACAGTCATATTCACGTCCGTAAGATCAAAGAAATCGAAACGGGCGGTAGACCAACGCTTATGGACGAACCAATAAAACTCAGGGCAGTAAAAAACAATGTAGGCTTTGAGATAGACAACAAAAACGTATTACACTCATTACAGACGCCATTTTGACAATTCAAATAAAAGTGTTAAATTGTCCTCGTGGCAAAAGAACTGCATATACTTGGGGAACGACACGACGTTTGGATAACGTACGTTATGTCATTTGGTTGCAATTACGATACGTCAGAGGATATTGTTATGGAAATGTATATTAAGGTTCAAGACTACATAAACCGAACGGGGAACAAAATACTTTACAACGATAAAGATGAGCCGAATTACTTTTTTGTATATGTAACTCTTAAAAATATGGTGTTCGACTTAAAGAGGAAAGAAAAGAATATCCATATAGACACGATAGACAATTACGAAATATCAGCAGAGGAAACGTATTACGTTGAGCCTATGGACTTAGACAAGTTTAGGGTTATAGAAGACTATTTGTTAGATGATGATTATATAGACTTGTGTACGAATAGCGTTCAATACAACCCAGCTAAATTCGGTAAGTTTTATAAACGAAAGATATTTGAGGAAATATTTATTAAAGGGGTTTCGATAAGTCAGTTTAGTAGGGACACGGGAATAACGTATTACTCAGTATATAATACCATTAAAAACATAAAAAAGGAATTAAAAAATGAATATGAGAATAGGAGATTGGATAGCGACTATAACGAAATGGACGGGTATTAAGTGGATTGTAAAGAAACTATACGGGAAAAATTGCGGTTGCGACAAACGACAAGAAAAGCTTAATCAAATATTTAGACGCAAATGAAAACTAACGAATGGAAAAAGTGGTTAGAGTTTAGAGAAAGCGGAACGGAAACTATTACAGTTGCGGAACAAAAACTTATAGCCACATTACACGCAAAATACTTTAACCATAAGTATAAATTACCTTGCTCGTGCAAACCGAGTAAAGCACGGAAACAATTTCAAATATGGATAGACGACATCAATAGGTTGTTTGAAACCCAGCCTAAGCCAAAAATTAGATGAAAGTAGAAACCATACATCAATATGAAAAAGCACTTATATTCGCATTAAACCTAGACGGTTGGGAATTAGAATGGACGGGGGAGGAGTATAGCCATTTTGACGCAAAGGGTAAAACGCCTAAGGGACACGATTGTGTTATCGAAATGAAGTTTCGTAATAAGTATTATGAAGACAAACTTCTCGAAAAATACAAATACGATAAGCTTATGCAACTTGATGAGAAGATCGTAAAACTATATTTCGTAGCAGACCCGAAAGGGAATTATATGTTTTGGTTAAATAATATAGATGTGGAACAATACAATAACTCAGTTTACGCACCGAAAACCAGTTTGTGGAAAAACAATAAAACGAATAAAGACGTTTACCTACTTCCTGAAAATCTAAGTAGCATCACGAACCATAATGCTGAGGAAACAAAAGGTATATGGGACGAATACTTTGCGAAAAGAGATAAGAAAAAAACTAACAGATTTGCGTAATTCGTTCATATTTCGTATCTTACAACGTGATAGAGAAAGAAAACAACGTACACGACATAGA